GCCACTCGTTTGAACGCTTCGTCCATTTGAGCCATGTTTTTAAACTCCATAATAATGAGCCATTCGGGCATGTCTGCAATTGAACGGAATCCCATTTTGCATCGGGTGATTCTGTAAGATTCCATCTTGCCTTCTGAGATCAAATGATCAAAGAAACTTTTCATACCTGTGACCCAGTCAAGGTCTGAGATATCACCTTCTTTGTCCGCCCAAATTGTATATAAGTCTGCCATGTGTTTACTCCAGTGGTCCTAGTAATTCAAATCCTTGTATTTGGGATTTGTACAGATGTGCTTGCTCAAGGTACAGGTACTTGAAATCACGTGCCCGGTAGATAGCACACTCTGTTTTCATTGTTTCTATTCCCAATCTTAATCGGGGGTTGTTGTAGTTCCATGCAAATTGATCGCACAGAGCATTGTAATCGTCGTAGCGTCTGATCAGAGAGAATGCTGCCAACTTGTCTCCGTCATAGTATCCTATGACATCTGTTGCAGGATCAGTATAACGACTGTCAAAGATGGGCATCACACTGGCAAAGTGTTTGTACTTGCAGTAGTCTCTGTAGATCTGATTCAACTTTGCAATATCCGGGTCACGTAAGTATTCCCATTTCACAGTTGGTTCGTAGTCAGTTAGACTCAAATCAATTCTGGCAAATTGATAGGTCATCTGGGGTCCTGTCTGTGATGGAACAAGCCTTGCAAATATTGTTCTGGCCAGTTGTGATAAAAACCTTTGTCTGCCATCTGCTGGGCCTTGACATTGAGATCACTTAATCCTTGTATCAGTGCAAGTGCATAGGTTCCTTGATTCATTGCGACTCCGTTTATAATTTCTGGATCACTAGGATGATCTTCCATGGCAATCAAATCTCTGGGTATGAGTGTTTCCTTATTGGCAAGTTCAATGCTGTTGGCAAATAACTCACGTGACCATTCCGCAGGATCGTAAGCATAGATAACAACTTCATACTTGTCCATGCCATATCTTGCACGATTCTTTAGATCATACAAGGGATCAACTCCGAGGAACACACCATAGGTACGTTTGAGTCTTGCACTTCGTGCAAACGGGCATGGCGGAAAGCCGCCCAGGGCTGGATGTGGGATTTCTACAAAGTTCTCAATCCAGGACTCTATATCTGCTTGTACTTGTTGTAGATCCATTAGAAGAAATTCAATTTTGATTTTTGTGTGGTTTCGAGATTGCTCTTGATCAATTCTGAAACCAGAGTACGTTCTCGATAACTCATGTTCATGACATCTTCGTAAGAGCCTCCGCCGCGCAAGTGCCAACTCATCTTTAAACAATTTGCCTTGACATCGTTTGCCTCCTCTTCCATGCGATCAATCATGGCAGAAATTTCTTCAGTCGACAGGCTTAGGAGGCGACCCCGAAAAAAGCAGCTTGATCCAAGGTAAGATTTTGTTCGTGTTTGTGACTGCACTCAGGGCACACAACGTCAAAGGGTTTGAGTTCACTTGAATTGCGCAGTTCAATCACTCGATCTCGAATTTCTTGATACAGTTTACGATCACAATTGACCAGGAAGTCGCGTATGAAATCAATTTCGGTTACCAAGGCATCTGGTGTGCGTATGCTGGCAATACTGTATTTGAGAGTTTCAATGGTGAGCTCAGTGATCAAGTGCATGATTTCATTGAGTCGTTTGATTTTTTCCTCGTCGTTCATGTTGGGGTCAGACTGAATTTGCTGTACACTACGCTGTTGCTCGTATTGTTTGAGACCCACTTGATTTTGATTTCTATAACTCACAGGCATGAGAGTGATTTCCAAATCACCATGCTGAATTGGAGTTGTGTAGTCGGGTTCCCGGATACCGTCCAGCACCATGCGCAGATCCATGCCAAAGTCAGACTCAGTTTCGCACTTGGGACATTTGGTAGCCAGTTCCATCTCGTGACCGTAACTGGCAATTCTAATGGCAATTAACACAGCATTCAAATCAATCCCGGGCACTTCCCAGGCATTTTTGATGTTGGGCACACAACTGTGAATCACGTTGATCACTGCCTGTCCGTTGAACAATGCATCCGGTGTGCGATATGTAATTTCGTCTATGGCAGTCATGGGATAAACTGGCAATTCTCGGTTTTCGGGCATGGTCAATGCTGTGGCAGGCCAATGACGTCCGCCCGATGGCAAACTCAAATAAATGGCTGGTTGTCTAAAAAATTGTTTCAGCGGGTTCACAGTTTGGGTCATATTTCACCTATAAATATACAACTACTTATAGGCACTAAATCATGGCAGAAGCAAATCAAGCCGCACAAGAACTAGCCCAAACAATAGCCAAACTCACCGAAGAGATGGCTCTCTACGGCAGGACCACAGTTCAATCTGAACAGGCCAAGACAGACGCTAATATGAAGGCCAAATACGGCATTGAGAACTTTGGTGCTGGCACAGCGCAGGCTGCTAAGGCACTGGAATCACTGGGCGGCGCCGCCCTGGCTAGTATGAAAGCCATGGCTGAAGGCAAAAAAGGTGCCAACGCATTCAACAGCGCACTTGACGAAATGGCCAGTGCTGCCATGGCAGCCGGTGCGGCGTTGGCATTGTTAGTGCCCGGCGGTATTATATTCAAAGCTCTCACAGCCGCAGTCACAGCTGCCACTGTGGCCTTTATCAAATTCACACAGATGACACTTGACATGGTGGCTAATCTGAGCAAAGGATTCCAAGGTCTATCCAAGTCTGGTGCGGCCGCAGCCGATGGCATGTCAGGTTTGTACAGTGACTCTAAGAAACTGGGCTTGAGCATGGGCGAACTGGACAGTTTTGTCCAGTTGGTTGCTGAAAACTCCAAAGACTTTGCGTTGTTTGCTGGATCAGTCAGCGACGGTAGAAAACGCATTGCCGACCTGGGCCAGGCAATAGAAGGCAGCAGAGTTGAATTATTCAACTTGGGGATGACCACACAAGATATCAACGCAGGCATGGCTGGTTTTATTAAACTGCAAACACGGTTGGGTCAAGCACAAACCATGACAACTCAACAGTTGGCCACTGGCGCATTGGCCTATTTGAAAGAACAAGATGCACTGACTAAACTCACTGGACAAAGTCGTCAAGAGATGGAACAGCAACGTGAACGTGCGTTGCAAAAAGAACAGTTTGCGGCCAAGATTCAACAACTGACAAACAACGGCCAGACAGAAGCAGCAGAAAGATTGATGAAGTTAAATTCAATCTATGAAGCTGCTGGGCCACAAACGGCTGCTGCCTTCCAAGCATCTGTAACAGGCAACTTATCAAACGCTGATGCACAAAAGGCCAACTTGGCCAGCAATGGCGAAATGCTTCGTACCAGTCAGTTGGTTATTGAAGGAAGAATGAGTGAGGTCGAGGCTGCTCAAACCACTGGATTGGCCATTAAACAAACAGCCAATACCATAGGTACCACGCTGGGTCAATTTGGGGCCTACAACGGCACGTTTGGTGAATTACATGAGCAGTTGAAACTGGGACAAATGGCCACAGGCAACTTGGTCAAGAATTATGATAAGATTCTAGCAGATCAGAAGAATCAACTAGCCGGCACTGACGCAATGACCCGTGCAAATTCCGAATTGATCAACAGGCAAATTGCCTACAACAAACAAATGGAAGATTTGATGATGACCAATGTGCCGGCTGCACAAGCGTCAGTGGATGCGTTGGCTATAGCGTCAATGAAGGCCGCAGAGTACCTGGGACAGATGTCGGGCAAAGTGGCAGAAAAAAGCAAAAGCGAACTAACTGGTACTGTAGTTGGGGGACTGGCCGGAGCGGCTGCAGGAGACTTAGTGGCTCCGGTAGTTGGTCGTTGGATAGGCGGAGCAATAGGTGCCGCTTTTGGTGGTCCTGTGGGTGCCGCAGCCGGTGCCGCCATAGGTCCAACAGTAATTAAATTCCTTGTTAGAACGATTATGGCTTCTCTTGGTGCCATCGGTGGGGCGCTTGGAGGCGGATTTATTGGTAAACTTTTTGGTGGCGGCGACGAAGCACCCGAGGCTCGTGCTGTGGGTGGCCCGGTCAGCAAGTCAACACCATACCTTGTGGGTGAAGAAGGTCCTGAAATTTTTGTGCCCAAAGCCGCAGGAGATATTGTACCAAACAATCGACTCAGCACAGGTGCTGCCATTGGAGACAACTTTTCTGCAGCCATTGACGAAATGTTCAAGGATGTAAAAAAACAAGAAAAAATACTTGACGTTGATACAATACGTCAGAAACAATTTAGTGACTTACAAAAACGTTATTTTGATACCTATGGCGGTTTCATGAAAGACATGATTGAACAAGTGGAAGATAACGATCCCAAAGACACAACATCCACAATAGGACGCATGTTTTCTGGTATGATGGGCATGTTTGGTGGAGGTGGAAGTGGACTGCAAATGCCCAAGGCCAGCAACATAATGGGCATGGGTGGCGGCCAAGGTCTACAAACAACGTCACAAACAGACCTGGCAAAGATGGGACTGAACGTCAAGACAGGCGATGTGCAGGCTGGTGGTGCAGGCATCAGTCCCAAACTGATCGAAATGGCCAAGGCCATACAAGGCGGCGTTCCTGGGTTTGGCTATTTCTCGGCATTCAATGACAAATTCCATCAAGAAAAAGCACCGTCTAGTAAACACACCCAGGGCTTGGCCGCTGACTTTACTACGATACGGGAACCTAGCGTAGAGGATGGAAAACAAATAACAAACTGGCTCAAAAGCATGGGTGCCAGTGTGGCTATAGACGAGTACCGCAATCCCAGTGCCAATGCTGTGGGCAAAGGACACTTCCACGTGGAGATTCCGGCATTTGAATACGGTGGTGATATACCTGCAGGTCAACTGGGCATTGCTGGAGAAAACGGCAAGCCAGAAATAATTACTGGTCCAGCGTCAGTGACATCAAACAACGACATCATGGGTGCATTCAACGCCATGAACGGATTGTTAGCACAGTCAGTGGGTAGACTAGACGATCTATTGAGAGCACAAAAAGACAACAATGATATCTCCAGCAAGATGTTGCGTATGCAAACATAATCACGGTAAATAAACTACTATGGCAGATAAACAACAAGGCTGGCGCAAATACTTCAAGGTTGCAGACAACTCTGGAACAATGAGTCCTATATCAGGCTCAAATCAGTTTGGCTTACCGAACTATCCCCGGAATGACGGCAACGGATCAGCGTCTGCTCAAGCAGACTTTGTGTTTCGCAACTATGCCAGTCGACTACCAGAAGTATACTCAGGCCACCCCAATCGTGTAGAGCGTTACAACCAGTATGAAAACATGGATATGGACTCGGAAGTCAATGCCTGTTTGGACATCATTGCTGAGTTCTCCACACAACTGAGTGAAACCAACGGCACACCGTTTGATGTCAAGTACAACGACAAGCCCACTGATCACGAAATTGAAATTATCAAGAAGCAGATGCAACAGTGGGTCAAACTAAACAAACTGGACCAGCGTATCTTTAAACTGTTCCGCAACACCATCAAGTACGGTGATCAAGTGTTTGTGCGTGATCCAGAAACATTTGAAATGTACTGGGTGGACATGAGCAAGATCATGCGTATCATTGTGAACGAATCAGAAGGCAAGCGTCCAGAACAATACGTTATTCGTGACATC